TATAATATAATAATATTAAGTAAAATATATTATTAATAAACTAAAACAATTAGAAATAAGGAGATTAAAACTAAAATGAATATAATAGGATTAGGAAAAGCAGGATGTAAGATAGCAGAACTATTTAAAGAATATCCTCAGTATAAAGTCTTTTTACTAGACTCAGAGGATAAGTATAAGAGAAAGAAGAATTGTTTTTATATACCCTCTCAGAAATCAGCAGAACTCTATGATGCAAATCCAATAGATTTAGCAAAACTCATAGGCTCGTTAGATGACGATGAGGAAGTATATTTTATTGTCTGCGGTTCAGGAAAGGTATCTGCTTGTTCTCTTTGGATCTTGAAAGAACTTACAGAAAAGAAAATTAATATTGTATATGTCAAGCCAGACTCATCTACACTAGACAAGAAATCAATAATGAGAAATAGAGCACATTTTCATATTCTTCAGGAGTATACTAGATCAGGTGTGTTTGAGAGAATGTTTATATTTAACAATAACTCTATGTCTGACATAGTTGGGAAGACATCTATTTTGAGTTTCTATCCTAAGATCAACAAACTACTTGCAACATCAATACATTGGTATAACATATACATTAATTCAGATCCAGTGTTTGATACATTTAGAGATAAGTACATCAGTTCTAGAGTAGGAACCATTAGTATTGTAAATATCGATGAATCTCAGGCTATAGATTGTTTTGAGATGAAAGATGTTAATCAAATTGAATATTTCTTTGGAGTCAATCGTATAAGAATAGAAGACGATGAAGAGTTGTTTGAAAAATTAACAAATATCTCTTCTTCAGAATCAGGAGATAAGTCAATTTCTTTTGGAGTGTATTCAACAGAACTAGAAGAAGGCTTTTCTTTTGCTTTGAAATCATCATCAAAAATTCAATCTGAATAAAATGAAGGCTTCAAACGTATATAATATGTCAACTAAACAGGAGATAAAATGACAAACATAAAATACTATCGTGGAACTTTTTCTAAATCAAATGGAGAAATTCGAACAATGTTCTTTGTTCGTTCCCAAGACTTGCCAACTACCTTTGTAGAAAGCAATACCAAAGGAACAGGCAAAACCCGTAACCTTAAAGAGGGACTGGAAACTGTCTGGGATCTTGAATCTAAGGGATGGCGTACATTCAATTGGCGCACAGCAAACACAGAAGAAGTGGTTTCATTTGAATCAGATGAAAATATTCTTAACAATTTCAACAACTCAAATCAATAAGGAGATTCAATGAGTAAAAAAACGTACAAAGGACGTCCTGTAAAGGAATCCTACCAAACCGAAGAGCAAGGCTGGAGTGGAGATGATACCTATCACAAAGTTTCAGATGGAAAAGGTGGACACAAATATGTAGATGATAATGAATTAGATTAACAAAGTTTGAATAAAACAAGCAACTCAAACGTATAATACTATAGAGGGATAATAAATCAATTATCCCTACTTTAGACAAAAGTCAAAATTAACACAAAGGAGAAATATTATGGCTATAGATTTTAACAAAATGAAACAAAAACTAAATGCATTGCAAGGAAACGGCAATGGAAACTCAACCCAAAACGCATTTTGGAAACCACAAGACGGAGATCAAACGATTCGTATCGTATGTCCCGAAGATGGTGATCCGTTCAAGCAATTCTACTTTCATTATAATGTAGGTAAGAATCCCGGATTTTTGTGTCCTAAGAAGATGCATGGCGATGATTGCCCTGTATGCAACTTTGCTTGGAGCACTTATAATGACGCAAAAAAGGCAGGTGATACTGAAACACTTAAGTTCTGTAAAACCTTGTTTGCAAAGGAACGCTTTTTCTCACCTGTAGTAGTACGAGGTGATGAAGAACAAGGCATCAAATTGTGGGGCTATGGTAAGACGGCTTATGGCGAATTGATTGGATTGGTAACAAATCCGGACTATGGGGATATCACTGATACCGATGGCGGTACTGATTTGACTATCAATTATGGTAAGCCTCCCGGAGCACAGTTCCCAGTAACTAAAATCACTCCACGTCGTCGTCCAAGTACATTGTCAGAATCTTCTGATGAGACGGTTCGAATCATGGACTCAATGCCTTCATTTGTAGATAACTTTAACTCAAAGACTACAGAAGAAATTGAAACAATGTTGTCAGAGTTCCTAAATGCAGAAGCAGGTTCTTCAACAATGGATAACTCTACTGGTACTACAAAGTATTCCAAATCAGAGTCTTCCGATGTAGATGCGGCTTTTAAAGAATTACTATCATAGATTTATCTCCTATATTAGTAAGAGTTTGGTAGTTCTCTCCAAAAACTACCCGTTTATTTTATCTCTCTTTGAGTGGTAAGTAACCGTTGATTTTCGTTCCGCAGGTAGGCATGGGGTTACAGATGCCTTATTTTAAATAAAAAAAAGGAGTTCAAAATGGGAAAGAATGGTGGAAATAATTCAGGTGGTTCACGAGGATCATCAGGTGGATCGCAAGGTTCATCAGGCGGAAGAGGACAAGGTAATGGCGGCGGATGGCCGAGCACTACTGGAAACCCTTCTGGAGGTGGCAGAAGTAACGCACCTTCTAATCGATAAGATTTATTTGTCGAGAGTTTGACAGTTCTCTATAAAAACTGTCTTTTTAATTGAATAAAACAACATGCTCAAACGTATAAAGTATAACAAAGGAAACTAAAATGGCTCGCAAGAAGAATTTAAAATCTAGCACTAGTGCTGGTAAATTATCTTTCAAAGATAAATTGAAGATGATTAATAAGTTAGCAGGTGGCTCTGTAGCACACGATTTAACTCAAGAGAATCCAACTGATGTGTATGATTGGATTCCTACAGGCTCTACTTGGCTAGACTCTATTATATGTAGAGGAAAAAAAGCAGGAATTCCAATTGGAAGGATTTCTGAATTAGCAGGACTTAGTGGTACTGGAAAGTCTTATATGGCTGCTCAGATATCTGGAAATGCTCAAAAGAAAGGTTATAATGTTTATTATTTCGACTCTGAGTCGGCAATTAGTTCTGATTTCTTGGAAGAATGTGGATGTCTATTAGACACAGAAGGTGTTGAAGATTATGGAGATTTCATATATATTCAGGCTCAGAATGTTGAGTTCGTTCTAGAAACAATTGAGACGATCTTGACATCGGGAGAAGAAAACAATCTATTCGTGTGGGATAGTTTGGCTCTTACCCCGGCTATCGCTGACTTAGAAGGCGATTTTAACCCACAGAGTACTATGGCAGTTAAGCCACGTATTCTGTCTAAAGGATTGGCTAAATTACTTCAGCCAATTTCGAACTCCAACTCCGCATTGTTGGTACTAAACCAGTTGAAAGACAATATCACACGTAGCCCTTCAGAAGCAATGACTACGCCTTACTTTACTCCCGGTGGAAAAGCATTGATATATTCATATTCCCTCCGAATTTGGTTAACAGGGAGAAAAGCAAAAGCATCATTTGTTACTGATGATAAAGGATATAGAATCGGTTCCGAAGTTAAGTGTAAGTTAGAGAAATCTCGCTTTGGAACACATGGAAGAATGTGTAACTTCAAGATTCTATGGGGTGACGAAGTAGGTATACAAGATGAAGAATCTTGGTTTGATGCAATCGCATCATCAGAATGTATCAACAATAGCGGTGCTTGGTTTACTTTAAAGAAGAACGGATATGAAAAGAAGTTTCAAAAATCAAAGTTTGCCGACATAGTTCGAGAAGATGAAGAATTTAAAAGAATTGTATTAGAGATTATTGATGAAGAAGTCATCATGAAATTTGATAAAAGATTGGGCGAGGCATCCCAGTACTACGAAGATAACGAAACGTAGAACGTAGTACGAAATGACTCCTTTGTTAATTGTATGTTGTGGCTCCCTATCATTAATTTGGTAGGGAGTTTTTTTTGTGACTATTTATATCAAACAGGAGAATATAGCAATGAAAGTTTCAAAATCATACATTAGGCAATTAGTAAAAGAAGAATTAAACGAGTCTAGACTCAGAAGACATATGATGCAAAAGAAATCTGCTCCACAAATTTCCCCAAGAGAAGTTCAAAAAATAATTAACCACCCCTTCATGGGGCACTATTTAGACGCTCACTTTGGAGGAATGAGTCATGATTGGCGTAATGCTCCTGAAGGTTCTGGAATTACACAGAACGATCTTAGTGAAAAAGAGTTGTTTTATATGATTCAAAGCAAACTAGCAGACGGCAATAGAGAACTAGCCATCGCCGTTGTTAAAAAGATGATGGAAGATGGAACTTTGGGCGAAGAGTTTCTTTTAGCAGTCGGAATTAGATAATTTAAACTTTTTACTTAATATGTGAATAAGACTACCCCCTCAAACGTATAATAGATACGGAGGGAATATGAGAAAAATTTTAATTATTGATGCACTTAATATGTTTTTTAGGTGCTATGCAAGGGATCCAAGTATTAGTATACAGGGTAACCCTGCAGGTGGTTGTATTGGCTTTTTAAAGTCTTTACAGAAGTCTATTAGGCTAACTAAGCCTGATGATGTGGTAATCGTTTGGGACGGAAGCGGTGGCTCTAGAAAGAGACGCCAAATCAATGCTAACTACAAAGCAGGAAGAAAGGTAGTTCGGTTACCAAAAGATATGGGATACGACTTCTCTTTGCAAGAAGAGAAAAACAATAAGGTATGGCAGCAATCTAGATTGTTAGAATACCTAGAACATCTTCCAATTTGCCAATTCATGTTTGAGGATATTGAAGCGGATGATATCATCTCAGCAATTGTTCAGGCTAAAGGAGTTGCTCAAGATCAGAAGATCATTTTATCTAATGATAAAGACTTTATGCAGTTGTGTGATGAGAGAACTATCTTGATGCGTCCTGCAAAAAAGCCATGGGAAGTATTGAATACGAACCGAATATTGGAGGATCTTAAGATACATCCAAAGAACATGGCACTAGCCAGAGCAATGGTTGGCGATGCATCTGATAATCTTCCGGGTGTACCGGGAATTGGGTTTGGAAGGGTAGTTAAATTCTTTCCTTTCTTGTCAGAAGACGAAGAATATAGTGCTCAAGATCTATTTAAGGTTACCAACGATCTCTTAAAAGAAAAGAAAAGTAAGTACCTAGAAGCAGTTCTAGAACATAAAGATGTTATTGATGAAAATTATAAAATCATGCAACTTTACCAACCTTCAGTTTCTTATCAAAGACGACAAATGGTTGAAAATTGCTTGGTGGATAGAGACAAACACTTCAATCTAACAGGCTTTAAACTAATGCTATCAGAAGACGGATTCATGTCACTCAAGTGGGAAGTACTTGAACAGACAATGAGGAGAATAATTTCTGAATAAAACAAACAACATAAACGTATAGATTATACAACAAACAAGGAGGGTTAATGAATATGAAGAAAATGCCAGAAGATTTTTCCAGATTTGGGAAACATTTTCAAGAATCAATGGTACAATTAATGCTAGAGGATAGAAACTATTGTGATCAGATTACCGAAGTTTTAGATATAAACTTTTTTGAACTGTCATATCTGCAGACATTTGTTTCTAAGATACTTATGTATCGAGAAAAGTACAAAGTTCATCCAACATACAAGACAATGATTACAATACTAAGAACAGAACTAGATTCTGAACACGAAGCATTGCAAAGACAGGTTAAGGAGTATTTTGGTAGAATTCACGGATCAGAAGTGGAAGACTCTGAGTATATTATGGGAGTAAGCCTAGATTTCTGCAGAAAGCAGAAATTAAAAGGAGCACTGATGGAGACTGTAGAATTGATGCAGTCTTCCTCGTTTGATGAGATAAGCAAGATTATTAATGATGCACTATCTCTAGGATTGGGAAATGAAGCAGGTTATGAATACCTTACAGATTTTGAAGAAAGATATGCCCTTAAGGCTCGAAATCCACAATCTACTGGCTGGGAGCATGTTGACGACATCACAGGTGGTGGACTCGGTATGGGAGAATTGGGGGTTGTGGTAGCGCCAACTGGAGCAGGTAAGTCAATGGTTTTGACTGCCCTAGGTTCAGAAGCAGTTAAAAACGGAAAAACTGTTGTTCACTACACCTTTGAACTTTCTGACAAGGTAATTGGAAGACGTTATGACTCATGCATCACGAAAGTACCATTATCAGACTTGAATAGTTTCAAGGAGCAAGTTTATGATGAAATTAGTCAAATTGAAGGCTCTCTCATCATTAAGGAATATCCTACTAAATCTGCCTCAACTAACACTATCAGAAATCATTTAGAAAAACTGAAAAAGAGAGGAATTGAAGTAGGCATGATTGTAGTTGATTACGCTGATTTGCTCAA